TAAAATCGAAATGATGAATCAGAACTCAAAGGACCCATGATGACGTAATTTTTCCATCCTATAGCCGATTGTACATTAAAGTTATTTGTACCATTAGCTGTGATTGCTTGGAGGTTTGATGTTGCGTAAGAATCGCCATCTAAAAACCCATCTGTCGTGATCAATTCTGAAGGAAGATTTTCAAATTTTTCAAATTCGATATTGACTCGAACATCTTGATTATTGAGAGCTTTCATGTTTATTGTGTCAATGTCAAAGTTGAGACGAGTATAGTACTTTCGTGGAGCTGTAATAGTTGACGTGTCATTTTTACCTTCGAGGATAGTGAGTCCAGCTTGATTTTCGTATGGTATTCCAAGATCATCTTCAATGATGAGTCTTTCACTCGTAAGGCGATCGATCGTTTGACCACCGATGGTCAATGACGCATTTTTTATCAACTTACACGCAACCGACTCCTTGTACGAAAATCCGGTCGATGGTGGGGGCGTGAATCCGCGGATCCACCCTGCCTGAATAAGTGTCAGTGGAGCAGTTAAAGTTCCATTTGTAAAGTTGTATGCAGGATAGCCACTCACGTTGAAAAAATCAGGTGCGCGAATATCAAAGCCCCAAAATGAGGCGCTTTTTTCATTTTTGAAAAAGATGTTCGAGTACGCCGGGGACGTGAATACAAACTTTGTTTTGGTTGAATCGTAAGAAACAGAAATGTTCGAGTACCCTACAAAATTTGTCGCCCATTGATTTAAAAATTGCGTATTAAAATAACCGACGAAATCACCCGGCTGGATGGCTAATGTATTTGTTTGCACAAATATCCCACCGTCAACCTGGTCAGAGTACAAAGGGTACACGTAACCAGGGCCTAAAGGGTTGTACAGAGCAGGAAGTTCAGAACTCACAGTGAAACGTCTCACAACATCTCCTTTAGGAGGGATCAACGCTGATGCGGAATCACCAAATTTTATATTGGAGGCATCGAACGGAACCTCATATGTTTCTGCCGTATATTCTTTTGTTGGTTTACTTTTTACAGAAAATAAAGTATAATCAGGATTACTGACAAATGTTCCATTCAAGTCTAGATGAATTTTGGCACCTGACATGTCCTATTAAATATCGGGGTTTTATTTTTGCTGCGTATTCCGCGTGTACAAAAAAACCCAGTACAATATTAGGAAATGTCCAATTTGCAGCTCAAAAAGTTTGACCCGAGTAAGATTGGCGACGACAAGGTGTGCGTATTCATCGGTAAGCGCGGCACGGGAAAGTCAACGCTCGTCACGGACATTATGTACCACAAACGACACCTGCCCGTCGGTATCGTCATGTCCGGTACAGAGGATGGTAACCACTACTACAAGCAGTTTATCCCGGATCTATTCATCTACGGCGATTACAAACGAGACGCCATAGAAAAGGTGCTCGAGCGCCAGAGGCGAATCGTATCAGCTGGTGGTAAATCAAGTGCCTTTTTGCTTCTGGATGATTGCATGTACGACAAGGCGTTCATGAAAGACACATGCATCAGACAATGTTTCATGAACGGGCGTCACTGGAAAATATTCTTTTTGCTGACTATGCAGTATTGTATGGACCTGAGTCCAGACCTGCGTGCAAACGTCGATTACGTGTTTGTCCTCCGCGAAAATGTGATTCAGAATCGTGAGCGTCTGTACAAGGCGTTCTTCGGTGTGTTTCCGACGTTTGACATGTTTTGTCAGGTGATGAATGCCTGCACCGAAAACTATGAATGTCTCGTCCTCGACAACACGAGCAAATCCAATCGTATCGAGGACTGTGTTTACTACTACAAGGCGCCGATTCGCAAAGGGTTTCGGATCGGATCCGAAGCCATGTGGCAGTACCACCAGAAAAACTATAATCCGAAGCACGTCTCAACGCCATTGGTCACGTCTGGAACACCACCAGGGAGCGCTCGTCGCCCAGGTGTCACTGTGAAAAAGGTCTGACGGACACACAGGCACGAAAGTGCCCCCTAGAGGATTGATTGCGCCCCTATCACGTAAAAGATTTCATACACACCAATAGATGATTATCGAGAATCTCGATTTCAATGGATCGAGCGACATCCTGCAGTACATTCCTCAGGTGGAACCTGTGCAGCAGCAGCCGACACAGGACCAACCACCTGTTCAGCATCAGAGTTCGTTCGGTCTCCCAGATGAACTTCAGCCGGTGTATCAGACGCGTGCGATCGAACAGCCCGAGTTATTTAAAGCCGAAATAAAACCTCCCCAAATAGAAATGGATTTCTCGACGCCAATTTCTGATGTTGTGCCGAGTGCTGATTTCGACATGGGGCCATCGATGGGTGGCGGTCCGTACAAGAACCCACAGAACAATAGAGTGGCTGCGCTGAGCCTGGACAATGCGTCCGCCGGCCCAGTTTCCTCATCCTCTTCAAAGAACCCATTTGGTCTGACTGACGACCAGTTGAACGCGGCGCTCGCGGGCATTGCCGCAGTCGCTGCATTCTCCAAGCCGGTTCAGAACAAATTGGCGGATCTTATTCCTAAATATATGAGCGATGCGGGTAATCTGTCAGCGACAGGCATGCTCGCTACCGCATTTATCACGGCTGTTATTTTTTTCATTGTTCACAAGTTCGCCAAACCCCCACCAAAGAAGTAGACGCGTCTAGTTCGAGTACAGCAGCCCGCCCATGCCATCCTTGATGCGCAGGACGTTATAGTTCATCGCGTAAAAGTAGCGACCGTTGCCGCCAGCCAGAGTGCTCAGTGAGACACCGGCCGGTGCGACGATGCGGTACGTGTCGATGCGTGAAAAGTTCAGCGTGCCAGTTGGCTGAAGCTTTGACGTGTCCAGGCAGTAGGAAATCAGTGCGACGTTCGCCGTTGCACCGCCGTGGTTGTAGCCGTAAGGGGTGTGGTAGTATTGGGGAACATCGATCCACTGGAACATGGAGCGCGAGTCACCAATGTCCACGCCGTTAATCTGCGTCTTGAACTGGTAGTTGACGGCTGGGATCTGGGTGGTACCCACGCCGTACGAGTTTGTGTAGTTGTTGGACTGGAATGCAAGGAACTTGATGGGGTGAGCCAGAGCCAGCTCCTGCATGTTGCCGGTCGCGATGGGGATGCGGTTCATCTGGGTGATCAGCAGGTCCATGGGCGTGTTGGCAAAGTACTCACGCTCCGCCTGGTCCAGGTACACAAAGTTGGTCCAGGCCTCGTACTGGAACGAGGAGTAGGCGGCAGTCGCCGGCAGACCCGTCAGCGCCAGCGTCGAACCCAGGGTTGTGCTCCACGTGATGCGAATCTCGACGTCGTGATACTGGAGCGCCACCAGGGGCAGAGACACGTTCCAGTCCTTGCAGAAGAAAAACTTAAGCGGCAGGAACCCATTGGTGATGTTGGTGGGACCAGTGCCGTTGTTGAGGTAGCGCTGGGAGAAGTTCTGGGCACCAGTCACCGCCTCGACGCTCGTCATCCACGTGATGTCCTGTGTATCGACAATCTGACCACCGACAAGCAGCTCAACCTTGTCGATGACGTTGGTCCAGTTGATACCTGGGATCAGAGCACCAGTCGAATCTCTGGCAATCAGGTACATGTAGTTGATGAGGTCACCCTTCTTCTCCAAACGGATCGTGGAGATGTTACCAGCCGAGGGGTTACCCTGGATCAGTTGGCGTTCGGGTGAGTTGGCGTAGTGTGTGTAGCGTTTGTAGCTGGAACGATAGAAAGAAACCTCTGGCTTACCCGTCAGCCACGCGTCCTGAGCACCGGTCGCGACAAGCTGAACGATACCACCAGACATTTACAATGGTGTGAGAAAAAAACTGGTCTCGAATCGGACACGGAAAACTTTCCACCTGCGGTGGAAAGGTGAATCAGTCCTGAATCATGATGCCGCAATACTCGAGCGAACCTTCGATTGGCGTATAAATGCCCAGAGTTTTACAGAGCGCCTTGAGGTCTTTGAACGACGCCCAGAATTCAGGAGAATGATCATACTCGTCGACTGTGACGTGAGCCAGTTCATGAATGAGCACATTCATCGCCGAGTTTATATCATCCTTGTCTAGGCAGATGTAAATTTCATACCCTTTATTTACGTTATAGCCTATGGTGCCTCGATTCATACGGGACCCGTGGATTCCCGTGAGGATACACCGTTTCCTGAGGCGAGCGAATCTCGGATCGACAACCTCCGTGCTCTTGAGGTGATTCAAAAGCACGTCGTATCGCTGACGAATGTCCGTCATGAGTGGCGCTTCACGGCGACTGCTCCATGCAGCAACCGCGAGGGTCACGACGAGCAGACCCGTCTGTATGATTCCGGATGCCATCCTACTGATCTAGACGTAGAAAAACAAACTGCGCATAAATGTCGGTGACGAGTCCCGTCTTGTCTGGTGTGATAGGTCCCCACGCTACACATCGAAACTCGGGCTCGAGTGCATGACGGAAGGCGTTCCCATCGAGGAGGGGTTCATACTTGGGGCCGTCTGCGTAAAACGGACCGTCCGTCAGGCTCATGAGCACCTTATCATCGTGAATCTCAAAGACGTTACCAAGTGCATCTGGGGAATTAGCGCCCTCGATGAGACTCTTCTCAGGTGTGATACCGAGGAGGAGTCCACCTGGTTTGACAGCCAGCTTGATTGCCTTGATGCTCTGTTCAAAATGATCTCCGAGAATGTACTGGATTGAAAAGTTGTAGCACACCACGTCAAACGGACCTGCAAACGCCGCCTGACGAATATCACCGGCACCCAAAAACCACACCCCGATACCAATGTCAAGTGACCGCTCTTCTGCCTCCTGGAGAGATTTTTCGTCGGGATCGATGGCGGCGACACGGGCACGTACAGCCTTCCACTTGTGCAAATCACCGCCGCGGCCGCATCCACAATCAAGAACGTATGAATTCGGACGGACCCATTGGTTAATCAGGTCACGCTTCGCCTGATTGTGGCGTTTACGGAGTTGATCCATTGTTTCACTTAAAAGAGTGGTGTGTAGTAGTTTTAAATGGGTTCTCTCGAGCAGGATTACTTGACGGTGCCAGGACAGCTTTTTGCGCTGATTTCCATCGTCGGTCCGGATATGCCCCAGAAGAATGAGCAGCTGGGTCTGAAGATCCGCGGGTGTTTTGCCACGAAGGATGAGGCGGAGAGCCACGCCAAGCGTCTGCAGAAGGAGGATGCGCTCGTCGATATTTACGTCGTCGACATGTACAAGTGGCTGCTGATTCCCCCTGACCGTCTCCAGATTGATAACGTCCACTACCAGAATGAGAAGCTGGAGGAGATTATGACCAAGTACCGTGACAACCAGCGTCAGGCGTCGGCCATGTTTGAGAAGCGCAAGCGTGACATGCTCGCCAAGCCCCTCGAGGGGTCGGCGACGCCGTTCATCGAGCCCGGTGACGAGAACTCCAAGTACTACTCTCGCCCGGATGTACCGCCCATTCCTCACCCAGCTGAGCTCATCGAGGATCTGAAGAAGGAGTTTCCAGACAAGGAGATGCCTGAGCTGGTGAAGATTGCCGATGACCGTATCGCTGAGGAGATTGAGCGTCGTCGTGTCCAGCAGGAGGAGGAGCGCGCCAATGCGCCAGCTGTTCAGATTGACGCCGGTCCAGCACCAGAGCCTACCGGTGCAGGCAGCGCGGCGGCAGGGCTACTGGGTTAAATAGTCCTTTCCGCCGCAGGTGGAAAGGCCGCCACCGCTTCTCGGATGACAACGGTACGAAGTACCTCCTTGGAAAAAAAACATACACAATAAATAGATGAAGGTACACTGGTCATTATGGGTCGCTCTCGCTGTACTCGTATTGATCGTTGTGATTCTTTCAGCACGCAGAGAGGGGTATGCTCCTCCGCGTGATGAAAACACGATGCCCCCGTATACGGAAGATGTAGGTAACACAGTGACGACATCAAACAATCTCCCGTACGTCGATTCGACGAGCAACGTCGTCCAGGTTGACAATCAGTCGCAGATATATAAAGACATGGGCGGTATGGATTTCCAGATTCAGTCGGGAAACCCAATCCTCAATTTCATCCAGGGCGATCCTTCATCAAACGTGATGTATGGTGACTTCGTACCAAACGAGTCTGATGGAGGGTCGGCAAGAATGTATGCATACGGAGTTGAAAGTGAAAGCACCGAAGGCGACATGCTTCCTCCGGTACCTACCGTATCATCCGAATTCTCACCCGTCATTGGAGTCGATATTAAAGGCAGTCCAATAATGCCCGACTCTGGTCAGTACATACCAACCCTGACGTCTCCTATGACTCCCTTCTTGGGAGATCAACCTGGAATTAGTGCTTCAGAATCACCGGCGTCAGAGACTTTCCCAGCAGCAGCCCAATGAAAAACGCAGCAAATACAAGAATTATAGTCTCTTTTGAAATTTTATCAAGCATATCAACTGACTGATTCTGAGGATAGAAAACACGGGGGCCCTGATCATAGTACGAGCGTGCGTCGTGCTGTGGGTGCTCCTCGGCCTCGACCTCGTCCACGAGCTGGTGTTGCTGCGGGTCGCCGTTCGCCTCGGTCACTGGAAACATCGGTCTCACCGGACTCGGATCGAACATCCGATCCATTACTCTCAGAGTCACTACTGCTTTTATCTTCGACTATGAACCCAGCGAGGTTCCCCTCCTCATCGGCATCACTCTCACTTGAGATATCCTCCGTGTCATAGGATAACTCAGATGAAACGCTGCCAGACTCTTCCGTGTCGTAGTCGTCATCGGCATAGTCATCCTCGCACACCTCCTGTGGTGTGTAACGCTCAGGCGCCTTGACGGCACGACCTGAACGCGTACGTGTCACCGGCTTATTGTCCGTGGCTTCTGGGGTCTGGGAAGTGTCCGTTGATGGCTGCTCCTGACCGACTGACATCAGTCTCTGTATCATCAGGGGCTAAATCGTTTAAGTACTTTGGAAAGAAATAAAGACCGTTTTTGTGTGCGAGCTCGAACAAAGTAGTTTCGCCCTCGACTCCCATCTGAACGGCGATGGATTCGAGCGTCTCCTGATGTTCGTGGTCATCTGCGCGCTGGATGAAAAGAGCGAGGTTACGAACATCTTCAATCGCTCGGTAAAGACCCCCAGCTCTTTGATCGAGACTTGCCTGTTGGTTTTCGAACTCCGACAGATGACTTTGAAGCAGATCCCATGTTTGAGGGTCGAGACCCGAGTATGGGTGCACCTCTCTGAGGAACCGATTCTTCTTGCCACCAAAAGTCGGGAATAAGATCACAAATAGACACATAATTAGAATTATCCACAGCAACATTGCTGCGTAATTCCTCTACTATACTCGGAGAAAGAATATGTTCCCGTCCGACAAACTTTTGCTCTTTGCACTCGTCGTCATGACACAACTGACAGATACGCCCCCGTGTAATACCGAACCAGACGTGGTTCGACTTGTGTACACCCTGGATTCTCTCACAGTACTTTGAATCAGTCTGGACGATGATTCGGTCGTTTCCTTTTCTAAGGACACGTCGAATGTTTGCAAGTTGTTGACCCTTGAGATACTTGCGTATGTAACGTTCTAGAGGCGCGCATGTGATTTCAACATTCACAGACTCTTTGGACACTTCATTTGTTCGAAGTGCAAAGAGCTTGAGAATTTCAGCTGAAGGTACAGAGTCAAATACGTTCCCTTCGAGATCACGCCATGGAATGTACGGCTTTGAATCAACGCCTTTTTCACGTTTGTGAGACCAGAGCATTCGAAGACCAGAGCCACCATACACGCTCGCATCAATACGTTGACTCCATTCCGGGTCACCGGGAAGTTCGAGCAGAATACGAGTTCGTAAAGCGAGCGCGTCAGACTTGGTCACAAGAACGTCAGGCCAATGGATGTGCACACCCGTCTTCACTTGACCGTCTACATCACGAGGTTCGGCACGCGCGATGATACAGCGACCCTTTTGGACGACGGAATGCATCAATTCTATGAGATTGATAATGACGTCATCTGGAAGCGCCTCTGGACCTTTGTAATCGAGATCGACGAAAAACCTGAAAACGTCTGTTTTTTGCTCCACCACATATAGTTTCTTACCGAGGCGTACTGTGTGTGTGCATTCTGTGTAAAATTCGTCAAGTTGTTCAAACGGAACTTGAAGAATTCCACCATCCATAAGGACGTGTGTTCCAGGGCCCTTGTCTGTGATCCATTTCTCCATACTACGATATACCACTCATTCTTTTAGTCTGTGTCAGAATCGTGTGTCAAACGACTCCAAAAGTCTTTAATTTTCACAATGACGACGGGCTCCTCTGTCGAAGGAGGCAGAGCCTCATTCTTGTCATCCACGACTGGCTCCTCTGTCGAAGGATGCTCTGCCTCCTTCTCCGGTTCCACCTTCTTCAACTCCTCCTTTTTCATTTCGTAGATGATGTCGACGAGTGACATGGTCTTTGCAATCTCGTCGGCGTCACCGTAACCTCGCGCCTGGACGAGCATCTCGGCAAACATACGCTTTGACTTTGTCATGTTCTGATGAATGTCAATATTTTCACACGTGTATTCTGACGCTAACTCCGGAAATAAAAATTTGTACGTTGGGTCGAGGAAAGAGCTGCGTGAAAATCTGGGTTTGAGATGACGTGTGTCCGTATCATGTCCCATAGGTTTTCACGAGCTGTGATTCCTTCGAGTGTATCAAACTCCACTTTGTCATTTTCGTCGTAGTTTTTACGAAAATACGTTTGCCGATTCTCCATCTTGGATTTCTCCTCGTTGAATCGCCGAACGATGTATGTTTGTTCAATAGACGTCACTGGCAAATCGATTACATAGACGTGGTAAATGCTGGTGACATCATCTTCTATGTCAGCTTCAGAATCACCTGGACCCTTGTACTTTGTTGCAAACTGAAAATATGAGTATGCACCTCGTTTCAGGTTGATCGTGCCTCGAGTCTCCTCTTCGAGTTCACGAACGGCACACCGCAAGGGATTAATCACCTCCCGACGTCGACACCCACCGGTGACAAACGTCCACTCTTGGTATCTGCGATCGTGAACAATAAGCATGTACTGCTTATTATTGATCGTCGTCACTGGAATCGCTATACTTTTGTGCCTCTCCCGACATGGCTGCTCGTGTGGGGAAGTCATTCCCTCCTACTGAGTCGTTCGTAAAAAAATTCATCAGCTTTCCCCCACCTTGTGATGGTTGATATGTAATCAAAAACAAAAGTCCGAGCATGAGGAGCCACTTCCAGATTTGCATCTTTAGTTTTACCAAACTTAATTTACAGGCTGAATGAGCGGAGTCCCTGTTTCCGCCTTGGCTGAAAAGGTGTGTGCAAAAGGATTGTTATTGAGCACCTTGGATGCCAAACCCAAACCAGTGGTGTTTGATGTTGAGCGGAAATCCTTCTGACCCTTGAACACATTCAGACGGTCGTACTGGTTAGGAAGGTAACGAGACCCACGGCTTGCGTCGGCTGGGCGAACCGGGAGCGCACCCGCCTCGAGACGCGTGTTTGTGTTGGCACCCACGGCACCCACAGGGTCGGCGCGTACGTTCATGCGCTGACCGTTGCCTGGACGATCGGGGTTGATACGATTCTTCGACCAGCGTATCGGGTCATCGTATGCGGAACCGTACGCTTCGTACACCATGTACTGTCCTGCACCCATTTCGAGACCATCCTTGCGAAGCCCCGTCTCTTGACGATTCGTCGTCCGACGCGTCTTTTGGAAATCCGGGCGACCTTCTGGTGCCGTGATGGCACCACCCTGACCCTGACCGCGCGTCTGCATAGGCTGATAGTTCGCAGTCGTCTTGGACAACTTGGCCGGGTGTGAAATGGCACCAAGCGTCGTCCCACCATTCTTGATGACGGGGTTGGCTGGACCGCCCCATGTACCCGAAAGAGTCGTCAGACGCTCCTCGTTCATGTTGTTGGGCAGAATGCGGAAAAACTGCTGGAAACCACCGGATGCTGGTGTGTCCGGTGACAGACCGAGACCGCGTCCGACGTACTTCTTATCTGCAGGTGTTACATTATTCATTTTGTTCGTGACGGGCTCACGACTTCCATCTGTCTGATACACGGGCTGACCGAATGGGAAACGAGATCCATTTGGTGTAACGTCCGCGAAGCTCGGTGCAATCTCCTTTGGCGGAAGACGGAACCCTCCTGAAAACCCACGGCCCGTGTTTGGTTCGAGATTCAGCGGATCAAGGGGTGGGTCCTGCTGAGCAAACTTGTACTGAATAAGGTCAAACTTTGAAACCTGGTCTGGCATCGAAGGCATTACAGCCTGCTCCTCCTTGACGTCGCTGAGTTTCTTTCCGGCAAAAACCAGACCGACAACGGCGGCAAGACTGAAGGGGTCCATCTATTAGTTAGTTGCTATTTTTTATCCACAAGACGTCTACTTGTCTGTAGGGTAGCGCTTCGCATAGGAAGCCGACTGGTACATTGCGTACGTGCTCGTCGGGTCCCATGTCATGAACTTGTTTACTGGCTTGTCAATGTACAGTTCTGGGAAGTCATAGGGCTTGTCGGCGTAGTACTTGTTGTTACGGCTCGTCATCTGGGACCGCAGAGCGTCATCCGTCATCACCATAACCTCGTAGTTTGTGTTTTTGGGACCAAAGTACATTCCTTCCTCAACCATGAGGAGTCCGGGCTGAAGCACGCTGCTCGGCATATTAATTGTATGTGATATTTTTTTCAAATGTATCTTAATGAGCGGTGGACTCTTACAGCTCGTCGCGACCGGTGAGCAGGATATATGGCTTACTGGTAAACCAGAAGTTTCATTTTTTCGATCAGGATACAAGAGATATACACACTTTTCAAACTCAGTTGAGCGACAGTTGATTCAGGGAAACCCAGCTCCTGGTGGAATGTCGACAATTCGGATTGAAAAAAAAGGGGACCTGCTGTCTTACACGTACATGACAGCCACGGACCCAAGCGGTGCCCTGGTGCCAAACATAGACTGGAGTTCCAATGTCATTGACAAGGTTGAGCTGCTCATCGGCGGACAGGTTGTCGATACACATGATTCGTTTTTTTCAACTCGCATCGAACCAGTCACTGGTGCCATGAACATGAACCAACGTCTTTTATCAAGGCAGTCCGGTGTCCAGCCTGGGTTCAACGCAAACTCATTTTATCCATTTAAATTTTTCTTTTGCAAAGACTGGCAATCTGCTTTACCGATAGTATCGCTTCAGTACCACGACATTGAATTTCGAATCACATGGTCGTCCAACCTGGGTAGGACATGCGGTGTAAATCTTATTCCAAACAGCGGCACAACCACGTATTCTGAACTTCAGTACATCGTATGGTCCAACTTTATCTATCTGGACCAGGCTGAAAGAGAGTACTTTGCTACAAAACCCCAGCACGACATTTTGATTACTCAGGTGCAACGTCAGAGCGTACAGAGCAAATCCGTCATGGAACTCACATTCACGCATCCAGTGAAATACCTGGCATTCCAATCAAACAATTACGCAACTGTATATTCTTCGAGTCCTACAAACGCTCTTACTCTACAACTGAAAACTCAGGTGAATGGTGTTGACATAGGTGAGTTCCGTCCCATATCTCAGTGGGTGGATGCGACGCAGTACTATCATACACCGTACGGATATGTTCCGACGACATTTACTGCAAACGTGGCAGTCATTCCATTCTGTCTCGACACCGCGAAACTACAGCCGACTGGTACTCTCAACTTTTCGCGCGTAGACACATATCGTCTTGTGACTCCACCAACCATAACACTACAGACGATCACGAGTTCGAGTGACCCACTGGCAACGACCAACCCATACATATACGCTGTGAATTACAACATACTGCGCATCAGTGACGGAATGGGTCAAGTTTTATACACCTCTTGATTTACCACGGATTAAACTTGTACAAGAATCCAGACTGTGTACCCGTTAGAGACAAAGGGTTTAGGATTGTATTTCCGGTCTGATTATACAGCCTCATGTTTGTTCCGATAAAATTTCCTGGGAAATACACACCATTTTCATCAACACCGAAACGAGTCATGTTCGAAGAAACTGTACTTGCCCCCTGGACGATCCATTGAACAACTCCAGATGTCGTATACGCTGCTGTATATACGTCACGTGTTGTTCCCTTGCGCGTGAGCCTATACGGGTATTGAGTTCCGTCCGCATTGTAGAATGTGACTGGAGAAGTTGAGGAGAAATTGCCATTGACATAGATCGTTCCGTTATATAATGTGACTGAATTGATTCGGTCAGCATTTTCTATTTTGGCAGCCCATTTTGGAATTCCATTCGAACCATAACACGCAATCAGTCCGTACGTCGTTGTATCTGTAACGCTTATACTTGTTTGTACATTATTCAAATCGTACAAATATATCGTACCAATACCAGATCCTACAAAGTAAACACCTGATGAATCAGCAGCTGCGCTACGAATAAAGCCTTCCAAGCCTCCTGTGGAAGGGGATGCAATACGGGCGCGCCACACAAACATCCCGGTCATCAGATTATAAGCCCCTATAATCGAGTTTCGCGTCCCGGTCGTCACGATCGTCCCACCGATCGTATCATTCGAATTATAATAGGTGGTTGTTGTGTTTATAACACCCCCACTTATATATACGTTCGTCGCATCGAACGCCAAAGCATAAGTTTCACTTACATTGGCCCCATATTGTTGAATCGAACGCCATATGAGAACTCCGCTCTTGGTATATTTTGCGACATATGAACCAGTCGAAGGTGTAGTAGAAGCTAGTGATCCGTCCGAATTGTAGAATTCGATAACACCACCACCTGTTCTTCCTGCAACATACACATCGGTTGAATCAATTTGAACAGTCCATACTGTGATTAGATTCGTATTAGGGGACGCAATTCCCCATTTTGTACACAAAATAACGTTTCCGTCCAGATTATACTTTACGAGAAAAGCATCACGGTTAGCATTGGTTACAATCTCCGTGAGTGTCGCGCCTGGATTACCATTCGAGTTGTTGAATGTAACAGTGCCTGCAAAAAAGCCTACTATATAT